GTTGTGTTGAATGGAGTTGGTGGTAGTTTGAATTTGAGGAATTATTTTTATTCCAACTATTCCACTACTATCGCATTCCGTGATGCAGCCGCTATGGTTACATATGGAGATGATAATATTGGAACGGTATCTAAAAAGTACCCAAACTTCAATATTAAAGGTTGTTCAGAATTTTTAGCTAAATATGGTCAAGTCTATACTATGCCTGATAAGGAAAGTGAACTTAAACCATATTTGGATGCTAATGAATTTGAATTTCTAAAACGTGTGAACGTCTTCCATCCTAAGTTAGGAGTGTCTGTAGGAGCATTGCTTGATAAGAGTATATTCAAATCATTGCATTGTTACTTAAGACCTAAGAAGGCGCCTCTTTCACCCCACGAAGCCTGTGCTCAAAATATTGACACAGCTTTAAGGGAATGGTTTAATCATGGTGAGAGTGTGTATGAGAAACGTAGAACGCAGATGCAATTAATTGCTGAGCGTTCCAATATTACTCATATGTGCACACTTTTGCAAGATACTTATGATGATAGAGTCAATGACTGGAGAATCAAGTATGATGCTGATTATATCGCAAGTACTTCCCTCACTGGTAGTGAGTAAGTACAAACATGCCTAGCTCCGGCATTAAACGAGTACCAGTTTTAATACTGAGGTTTAGCAAAATTAACTATGTATCTGGATACCACATAGGTGTGTTTGCATTTTGCACATTGACTGTAGGCTCTTACATAGGTACAAAGAAATATCGGGTGATATTTCAAAGTGCACGCCCAGAGTAGCAAGTGATGCTCTGAGGTTCAATATACACTTGGCCAAATGAATTGTAAAAACTTTAAACATTTGAAAGCTATCGTTGGCAACTCAACGGAAACCGTGGAAACTCCACTTGACAGTGTCAAGCGCGGTGTATACCCTGTAAGGGGTGAACAGGAGGACGTCCTACGTAATAGAGCAATTAGTTCCATATTCAACAAATTTGAAAATGAGATCTTCTTTGCTCTATATCAAGATAGCGACACGGATAGCATGGAAATGATGCTAACCAAACAATCAGGTGTAGCACGTGATGCTAGCATTATGCAAATGTCTAATACTGACAAACAGCAAAATGTTAAATTCGCTGACCAGATGTCCCAATATATGTATAATGTGGATTCCACTATGGATCCCACACGTACACTTATGGATACATCTGACACTACACTAGAGAACTTTTTCCAACGACCATTGAAGATATTTGACACTGGTTGGGGTACAGGTACAAATTTATTTGTATCATTTAACCCCTGGTCATTATACTTCAATAATCCTAGAGTAATTAATAGGATTACTAATTTTAACTTAATGAGATGTAAATTACATATTAAGATAGTGATTAATGGAAATGGTTTTCAATATGGTAGAGCAATCGCAACGTATCTACCATTTGCACAATTCGACAATTTGACTAGAGATTCAGGCGCTTTTAGAGCAGACCTGGTACAAACTAGTCAGTTGCCTCACATTTACCTAGATCCAACAACATCTACTGGTGGTGAACTCATGTTGCCTTATTTCGATTATAGAAATAATATGAGTGTACCAGAAGCCACGTGGAATGAAATGGGTACTATGACGATTAGATCCATCAATGCATTGAAACATGCAAATGGTGCTTCTGATCAAGTCACGGTATCAGTTTTTGCTTGGGCAGAAGACATGTCAATGTCTGTGCTCACTACAGCAGAACCTGGTGCTTTGACTCCACAGTCTGGTAAAGAAGTTGATGAGGCAAATCTTAAAGGTATGATATCGGGACCTGCAACTGCAGTCGCAAAAGCGGCTGGAGCTTTGAAGGTAATCCCACAAATCGCACCATTCGCAGTGGCTACAGAAGTAGGCGCTACTGCATTAGCAAAGGTTGCTAAAGCATTAGGATATTGTCGACCAATACAAACGAAGGACCCGGATTTATTTAATCCGAGACCTTTGTCCTCACTAGCTACAACTACAGTGCCGGATGCGGCAAACAAGCTAACAATAGATGACAAACAAGAACTATCAATCGACCCTCGATTGGCAGGTCTTGGTGGTAATGATCCACTAGACATCCGATCTATCGCGCAAAGAGAATCATATTTGACTACATTTGCTTGGAACATCGGTACGTCTACAGAGACATTACTTTGGAACGCACGAGTCGACCCAGTAACCTGGGCTGAAGATGGTGCATCTCCAACAGCATTTCTATTTCCAGCTTGCGCTATGGCAGCTATGCCTTTTAAGTATTGGACGGGTACAATGAAATTTAGATTTCAAATTGTATGTTCGTCCTTTCATAAAGGCAGACTGAAAGTAGTATACGATCCAGTTAATTTGAATAGTAATGAATACAACACAAATTATTTGGAAGTCATTGATATCGCGGACAAAACTGATTTCACTATTGAAATTGGTAATGGCCAAGCTTTGTCATTATTGAATCACCATGATCCGGGACTTGAATCGGTAACACAGTTGTATTCTACAACTACATTTACCAATCAAGAACAAGGTAATGGCGTAGTGGGTGTTTATGTTGTAAATGAACTTACAACACCTAACTCCACTGTCAACAATGATATTGAAATCAATGTATTCGTAAGCATGGGTGATGACTTTGAAGTATTTGTTCCAGAGGACAAATTTCAAAAGTTTGTATTTAGACCACAAATTGGTATTAGTTCCCCACCAAGGAACGAATTACCGTCTGGATTTGACATCGCGTCAAATTTGAGAATTCAATCAGGTGAAGTTGTACCTGAATCCCAAAATACCCAAGAACCGAGTGCACCATTACAAGATAATAGTGAGGTTTTGGGTTTGGAACAAACTAATCATGAATTACTTAATAAAGTATTCACTGGCGAAGCAATTAAAAGTTTTCGGGCTGTGCTCAAAAGATATAATTTGCATAGCAGTTTGTTTTTCGTACCAGATAGTGCTCGTCGTGTATATAAAGGCGCTTATGGAATGTTTCCATTCTTAAGAGGGAATGTCCAAGGCGCTATACATAGAACGACTGCTGACGCTAGTTATAACTATTGCAATACAGTTTTATTGCATTGGGTTACACTAGCACATCAGGGTTGGCGTGGATCCATTAGGTATAAAATTTTACCTAGGGGTGCGCTAACCACAAACAACTCCGTCACTACACATATAGGGAGATTCGCAGGCACTGGAGCAGGATCCAATTCATTTAGAGTTGGTCTTACTACAGCTGCACTGTATACGAGTAATAGTAGTGTCGCGAATTCGGTTATTGTACAACCGAATGTTTTCCTACCTGACCCCGATACACCACCTAGTGGTGTGAACGGGATGTTGTTCAGTCAGGGTTCTGTTAATCCAAATGTTGAATTTGAGGTTCCTTTTTATAGTAACCGTAGATTCAAACAAGGTAAGCAACAGAATTATACACAAGATATCGACACTGAAATGTGGGAATACACTGTGTATACCGAGGGAGGCACTGATACGTCGTATGATACGTATTGTGCCGCTGGTGAAGATTTTCAAGTCTATATGTGGACGGGCTTGCCCCCCATGTATTTTGAAAATGCATCACCTGCACCTAATGCAACAACATAAATAAATTATATCCTGTGGCCGG